TTAACTTCAGGCGTATCATCTGCAGTACCATCAATAAATGCTTTCCATTGAGTATAATAATTATCTTGTATCTCACCAGACTTATACTGTTGCTTAACATAGTCAGATAAGGTCATCCACCATGTTACGAAATTCTCTCTATCTGTATAGAAGGATTCGGGTTCAGAATCTGAAATTTCGAATGGATATTGATAAGAAGTATAGAATGCATCAGTACCTGCATCGTTAACAATTAAGTAACCGTAAAGATATGCACAATGTGTTGGATTGATAGATAAATTCGAATTAACTCTCTTTGGTAACTTAATAGATTTGAAATCCATTTGCTGGTCACCAATAGACAATCCTGTATTAACAGCATATACAGAAGTTCCATCAACTATAATAAGATGTGGATGAGCAGAACCATAACCACCCGTTTCTGTCATGTGACATTCTGTTCCAGTAGAAGGAATGCGAGCAATCCAGTTAAATGAATTATCGCGGTTAATTAAGTATAGGTCATGATTATAAACTGCATACAGAACTGGTCTGTTGTCATAACCTCTCGAAACCCTATACATACCTCTACATCTTCCGGTAATTTCTGCTGCCTTTACTTCACCCATGACGGTTCTCATGAGAATGCCTGTAGATTTCTCATCAGAGTTCTGTTGTTTCTCTACAAACATATTAACAGCCTCACCAAGGCCTACCTTAGCGAGGTTAGATTTAGAAATTGTACCGGCTATATTCTCAATTAATTTAACTTGACTAGCCATATTTCTCCTTAGAACATTCCATAACCTGCAAGTAATTCAGCTTGCGTCATGGTATGTGGACTATCCCAGTAATTGTTTCTTAACAATACTCTATCTTCAGCCTTTGGTGTTCTGACATTATCAACTAATACCCTAACTTCGTTCTCAAGTCTATTCATCTGAGATTCATCAAGACGTGGATACATTAATGCAAGCTTATGAGCTAAGGCTACGATTAAGAGTTCAATGTAGTTCTCTGGAATAAATAAATCAGAATCAATATCGAACTGCATTGCTTCGTTATATGTAATCTTTAATCTGTGGTTATCTGGGTAATATAACGGTTTGACATTCAATACCCATTCGCCTTCAGATTTCTGAGTATATGTATAAACTCTTGCATTTCTGGAATATCTATCGAAATCAGTATGGTTAATGAAATCTAATTTGTAATATTCCTTATACGGTTCATTTGTATCAGAGATAACATATATAGAATTAATCTTTGCAACATCCCTAACCTGGAAATGTAACATATTCTGATATTCTAACATTTCCTGATAACGTTGTGGATATGGTTCCGATGGTACAAATGACTGCCATGTATAGATTGTACCTTGTTCTGTACCAACTGACATTACTCTGAAGAGCAAATTTGGGGATTCCTTAACAATAGCCCATACATTATTATGCAGGTCTTCTTCTGTTAATTCATATTCTTCTCTCTCTTCATTTGTATCGAAATAAAGGTTATTGTTACCCTTAACTACATCCGTTTCATCATAAATATGAATTAACGTAGATTTAGGAATAATGACAGATTTCTGGGTCCAGCATAAGAGGCAATCCGAATTGTATTTAGCTATAATTCCTTTCAATAAACGGTAAGCGTTCTCTACTATATCTCCAGGTACGGCTTGGCGTCTAGGACAAATATTAACTCTGGCGCACGATTCTTGAATCAAACTGCGTACTTCCATAAATTCTCCTTAAATTCAAATATACAGAATAATTAGATTCCTCTTAAATGACCTGTCCGTTTCCAATATGCATATTCTTTCATATATAATTTAGGATCATCAGACCTATGCATATGGTAATACGATTCAAATAATTCTCCAAATTCTGTTCGCAATTTATTATTTCTGGTTATTCTACCTTCTTTAAATCCAGATGGACATACATAAGTCATAATTTCAGTTTCGCCATTTGTATACCAATGCATATCTAAATTTCCTTTACTTATTTCTTCAGGATGCTCTAAATGATAATTTCTAAGACCTTTGCTAACATTATCTTTATGTTCTTTACTTAAATGTTTACCGGTTAAAGCCTGTGACACATGTTTATTCCATTCATCATCATGTTTAACATTTCGCATCTTATTAATACTTTCTTCTGAATGTCGTCTACCTGTCTGTGTATCACATTTAAATTTATTTACTATTACAACTGCTTCTTCATAATCTTTAGCCATCTGTTCAGCAGTTTCAGGTGTCATATATTTAAGACCTTTCTTAGCCATAAATGTAAAGGCCGTGGCCATTCTCTGTCTAAATCCTTTCTTTGCAAGCAAATAATAGTAATAATGTACTAAGAAATGGTCGGCTAATGACAATGATATAAGATTATCAGAATCATTATCTACAGGTTCTCCCAGCATCTTACTGAAACTTCTAGGAAATTTGTGGTGAAGATTTCGATTTGATACCCTCTTCTTAGGATATTTCTCATTCTTCGCGAATATTTCAAGAACCCGATTCCAATATTCATTATCTGTTTCAAATACTAAACTATAATCATGTTGCATCTTTATGTTCCTCTTCAAATTCTGCTTTAAGTTGTTTACAAGAATTATAGTTCATAATATAGAAATCTTCTCGAGAATATTTGGATTTGAAATATTTGTCGTAAATTTCATCTACTCTACAAATAAATGGTCTGTCTTCGTAAATACTACATTTATTATCATCTGTGAGGAATTTACAGACACCATCTCCTCTATCCAATTCTTTCATTATCTTGCCTGCTACACGACAACAATATGCCTTGCATCCTTCACAGTTAAGTGCCATAACCCATCCTCATCAAATATTCATCAACAAGTTTATTTGCCTGCTGGTCAGTTAATATTTCCTTATTACCGTGATTCATCGCATATACAGCCAATGCAACTGCATCGCAAAGGTCAGGTGAATGTCCCAATATCTTCTTTACATCTTCCTTCGGTAACAATGCAACCAATCCACGGTTATTGATAAATGCAGACTGTGCAAGTAATTCTTCTCTTACTTCATCATTTACCCAGAAACCATCCTTTACGGCCTTTGCGAGCTCCATATACATTTCTGTTCTAATATTAGGATATTTGTCTTCTAATATAGCTTTCTGTGCGAAATTGATACCTCCTAGGTCATATCCCTTGGTAGTAACGAAATCGAATGTTCCTTGACCGTAACCACCCGTCAAATCTATGTTACCGCCTTTAATCTTGTATTGGTCATACATTTGTGTAACGATATTTGCTTTCTCGAATACAGTAGCTTCTAAGGTTTCCTTATAGTCAACCATTCCGAATTTATCAATGACAACATACATATCAGAGTCAGCACCCATACCCGCAGCATCCATACCGAAATAATAGATGCCGTCTGTATCTCTCTTAGACGTCGGGAATTGGCTTCTAAATATAATCTGAGAGGCAACGTCTACATCCAATATTTCACCCAATACCTGTTGTTTGTAAAGGTTAGAACCTTCTCCGTACCTTTCTTTCAATTCATTCTTGAATTCTTCAGATGTAAACGGGTTATCCAAAGCTGTTGCATGAATAATACATTCTGGATGTTTCTTACATAGAGCAGAGAACCAGTTCTGAATTCTTTCTGTAGAATTTGGTGACGAAATTAACCTAGTCATAGGTTTATATTTGCCACCTCTCATACGGTCTTTCGCATTATTATAGATTTCTTCGTTACCGTATGCTGCTTCGTCCATACATAACATGGATATTTCCGTCAAACCTAACAATGCATCTGGTGATTCTGCTGAGAATGCAAATAGAATAGAACCATTATCGAACTGTATTTCGTTACTTGCCTTGTTATGCTTAACACCGATACCAAACTCTGCACATCTATTCTTAATTTCTCGTATAAGAACTAAAGTAAGAGCTCGGTAATTCTGGGCAATTACTATACCACGTATTCCAGGTTTCTTTACACATTGAAGAACAATCCATAACGACAGAGCGTATGATTTCCCTGCACTAATTCCTGTACATGCAATTCTTAATTCGTCATCGAAACCGTCAAGGATAAACGATTTCTGCCATTTGGATAATTGTTTCTTCATTATACTATATCAAAGGTTATGGATAAATTCTTATCTTCTTTCTGTTCTACTTTCAACTGTTTCTGATCTTTACCCCAATGATTCTTGTCTCTCCTCTCAAGAATATTCAGAAACCTATCTGCAAGCTTATGATTAGGTTCTTCCATGAGCATCTTTGTCAACATATTTCTAACTAAGAGAATCTTACCTTCGTAGAATTCATCAGAAATATCGTCAACTATAATACCTACTGGTGCAAGATGAAATACAAGTTTCTTAAACTCTTCTTTCGTTTCTGTTGATAACAGACCATAGGTTAAATCAATATTAATCTTAGGAACTTTCAGTGTTCCAATATATTCTTCAAATGTTACATGCTTGAAATTCTGTTCAAGCCATTCAGATAGTTTCATTTCTTTCTCCTGTATTCCGCAATTTCATGCAATTCCTCCTGTGTGTACATGGGTTGCGGTAATGTAGAATTTACTAATTCTTGCAAATTCTTTACTTGTTTATCTAATATAGCTAAAGAAATCTTTATCTCAGCTATATCCTTATTAATTGTTGATTTGTTATTTGTCATAATATGTCCTCTTTCCATTAATAACTTTCCAATGTCTACCGGTTGTTCCTTTATTCCATGGTGTACGCCCTTTCATTGCAATAGATTGTTTACGTTTCTGTTCATCCGTTGCACGTTTACCTTTATTTGGTGATGGTTGTCCTTTACGTGAATTTGAAATCTTGCGTTTAGATTCTTCTGAATATTTAAATCCTTTATGATGTAAAGATATATGATCTTCTCGTGTTAAGAATATTAATTCTGATGCAGGTCTGTTATAATAAAGATTCATTAATTTCATATCTTTAATGGTATTAATATAATCATAATTAATTTCTAACTTATGGTGACAATGCCATGTATTTATTGTATCATTGATAGCTTGTTCATAATTCTCTATTAATGAAATATCTTCTTTACAATATTGTTTAACTTTATACATTTCTATCATATAATTTCCTTTAAATATTTATTAAATATAGAAATTATTTATGTATTAAATATAATTAACCAACAATTCCGCGTTTCTGCATATATGCACGTTCTTTAACGAATTCTTCAAATGGATAATCTCCAGAAGTATCTTGTAGGTTTCCTACATCATCTGTATTCACAAAGAATCTTCTAAATGAATAACCCGCCTGTCTGTCTTGACATTCTGATTTAATCTTCTTACCTCTCTTCAGATGATATTTCTGTAATATCCAATAAATACCATGGTCATCCAAAGGAACGTTCTTCATGAAATCATAATCAACTTCCTCTCTCAATGCTGCTACAGCTCTAGGACCGTAAACCATATATTGGCCCATAGTATATTCATCAGATTTGGTACATAACCAGTCACAATCCTTCATATTCTCTTCAATTTCTTCAAGATATGTTTCAGGATATGTAACGTCATCATCTAAGGTTACTAAGATATATTCGCCTTCAATATTATATATAGTCGGCATAATCTTCTCCCAGACCTTCATATCTGATTCTTCGAAACTTATATCAAGGTTATCATTCTCTTTATCTAACTCGATTAATTCCTTCGGTAAATCCGCATAACCGAATGGGAAATTATCGAAATCGAGATTTAACCTAACCAAGTCTGGTTTCCTTGTCTGGTTAAGGATTGATTTAATTGTATTATGTGCTTGATGGATTCTCTTATTCCACGATGTTAAACTTACGATTATCTTCATATGCTATATAATTAGAAATTCCCACTACAGCATATTGTAATGGGAATTATATCGTAATAGATGGTAATAAATTTAATTAATCACTGACTAAATTAATCATATTTAATTCTGCTATTATATCATCTAATATTAATCTTCTTTGTGTAGATTTCTCTTCATTTGATAATGCTGAATTATTTATTTCATTTAATTTATTTAAATTTGTTTCTATATTATCAGCTTCTGTTACAAATCCTTTCCTACGAATTTCACTTAAATTTAAGTCATTCTTTAACATCTTTGTAAGTTCATTACTAGGTAAAGTCGTATTATCTGCAATTTGTCGTAATTGATTATTTGTAAATTTATATGTATTTGTTGGTTCAAATGCAATTCTATCAATCATTCTTCTTGTAGATGGATGCCAATTATCTGGATTATAATATTCATCAGCTAATTCTTTAGTAAATACATCTCCTTCTGTAGCATACTGTCTCCAATTATCTTGCCATTTATCAAAGAATTCTGGTCCTTTATGATCTACTTTGGTCATTCCTACTTCACTCCAATCTGGAACAAATTCAGAAAGTAACGGTTCTAAACTTTGTTTATTTCTTCCAGTATTCTGACCATAAATTACCTCACCTTGATGTGCATGTAAGTCAGGATTTAAGTTAGCTATAGAATATGCATTCTCACTATTATATGATATTGGTTCTTCTTTGGCTAGTTCTCTTAATCGTTCTGCTAGCATTGGATTACCAGCTGCTTCTCTCTCAGCTTGACTAAGTAAAGATGCATTTATAGAATTTGTTAATTCTTTATTTACTCTGAGCTTAGTAGGATTAGATTTCATTGGCATACCCAACATAACAGCTTCCTTCGCATAGTCAGACCAATCGCCACCATTTCTGTAATTTCCATAGAATGGTACAATATCTTCAGCTGCAATCTTTAATGTTTCTGTTGCAGGTCCTTCTGGATTGTCTCTGAAATATTGTAACGCTCTCGTTAATGGTATACCAGCTTCTACCATTCTATCAAGTAAACTACCGTCTAATTTCAATTTAATGAACGGTTCATTTGGCTTATATGGTTCCATAAATTCTCCTTAGAAATATACAGAATAATTAGTTGATATAATAAGAAATCCCGGATCGTTTGGTCACCGGGATTTGTGAGGTATAAATATATAGAAAGTATTAGTGAATGTTAAATTATTGAATAACTGAGCGTTTGTTTGTTATTCAATATTGTAAATATAGTAAATTTATCTATATTCAGGATGCTTTGAAATAAATTCTGACCATTTCTTATTTGCACGCACAATATCTTCATTTGAACATGCCTGTGTAGGAACTGGTGCTGGAACTTCATTCGGATCAAACGGCTTTGTTGATACATCTGGATATAATACTGCTGGATTTAAATCTTTGACACAATTATCATACTGTGCAATCCAAGTATCAAACATTCTGTCTTCAAGTCTCTTAAGTCTATCTTCAATCTTGTCAGTTCGCAATTCTAAATCTTTAATCTTTGCTTCTTGTTCTGTCATTACTTTACCTCTTTATTATTAATTCTTTGCGCAAGCTGTATTGCATCTTCAATATTATGTTTAATTCCATTCTCTGTAAATTCCTGGTTAGGAATCCATCCACCTTTCTTAGTTTGACGTGTTGTTTCTTCCCATTTAGTTGTATTAACGGATTTAATCAAATGTGAAACACCATCAAACATATCATTACGGTCGAAATTTGCTTTCAATACCATTGCGTCATAGTTATATTTACCGTAACCCTTTGAATAAATATCACCACCAGAAATCATAATTTGCCATGTAATTTCTTTAAGGAATTCCTTCCAATCTGTAAACTCTACAATTTCATGGTTATCAATAAATCTAGGTATAACGGTTGTTAATTCATGACGTGCAACAGTTCTGTCTTTACCATTAACTCCATTTATAACTCTCGTTTCAGGTGGTAATTTCTTTACTAAAGTTAACGTGTTGTAATCTTGATCACAGAATGTTATACACCACATTATAGTATCTGGATCGAAATGATTACCTTCAGGAAATAAACGCTTGTTAACATATGTATTTCCATCACCTTCAATATCTATTGTTCTGAACTTCATTTAGAATACCTCTTTGACCCAATGTTTGCTGAATTGCTTACCATAGGTCTTATTAAATACATTATATTTATAAGAACATGAAACTGAATTTCGCTTCTGGTATTTCTCTTTATATTCAGACTGGGTCAGGGTTTCAGCTTTAAACTTGTCACCGTCTTTAATTAAATACATATGCGGTGTTTCACGATGAAGAAGTTTCTTGATTGTTTCAACTTCAACACCATAGAATTCTGCCTGATTTAAATCAAATATATCTTCGTTACTCATAATATGTAAATATAGTAAATTATTCTTTACTTTCCTGTATTATATATAATTTCTGATCTTTGATTGTTTGTTTAATGAAATTTACACAACCTTTGTATAACCATTGGTCACTAAATCCATATGCACGTATCAATACAGTTACGAACATTACATCTTCCATTTCGAAATATAACGACAAATCACATAACTGGTTAAATGTCTTCTCAGATGCCCATAATTTGATTTCTGAGCGCCTCTGGAACGTCTTTATCTCTTCAGCTGATAATTTATCTAGTAACTTATTTAAAGCGTCCTGGACTGCCTTTACGCTCAAATGTAAATGTTTCATTGCAGAAACGATTGCACCTTCGACTTTAGTCTTTCCTTCTTCAATTAATCTTTGGGCTATTTCTTCTGGTGTATATTGAGATAACCATGACCATTTAGACTTTCTATTACGTTTCTTGTAAGTATATGAATTGGTAAATAAATTCTGAATATATGCAGACGGTACCTTATCATTCCAATTATTTACAACTTCCAAATACATCTTACCAATGATATATTCATAATGTTCATCCCAGAATGCCTTATATTGCGCATAATCGCCCGTTATAAAGCTTTCACGGTTAAATACAAGTAAATCTATATCATGCTTGATAAACTTGGCCAGAGGCTTCTCTAAATGCAAAGAACAGGCATTATTGACTACATACCAATCAATGAACGCCGCAGCAATATACATCTTTACAAGACGGTCATATGAACACCATGTATTATTTGATATTTCAATAGGTCCATTACCCAACCAAAGATTCGGAATAAACCAACCTTTCATCTTTAGTTTCTGATTCTTTATAAACGTGTTTAAATCTATATCATGCTCAGATTTATATTCATTATAATAACGTGTTGAAATATTCTTTAATAGTAACTGTGGTTGACCGTATGTATAGTATAATTTCATTTAATTTCCTTTATTATATATTATATATAATTTATTCTTTAAAGCATTGTTATAATTACGTGAACTTTCATGCACGTACTTATAACATACGTTGTATAAAGATAGTAAATTGCACGTTATATTTATTAAAGTTTGCGTTAAATTCTGTAAATATAAATAAACGTGGCTAAATTAATAACCACGTTCAATAGATAGAAACAGCCTGGGGCTGGGCCCAGGCATTTAAGTAATAATTAATTATGTTTAACTCTGTCGTTTAATTCCGAACGTTTACCATCGTTCCATCTTGAAACATCACCGACTAAATATCCGGTTATTCTTCTCAATCTTTGGAATCCGATTCCTTCACCGATTCCTTCTGTTCTTTCTTCGATGTTACGAGGTTTACAATCAGGTTTACTACCGTGTTCAATATTGCACCTATCAAGTACTTGTTCATATAATTCCTCCGTTAAGTTATCTACATTGAGTATTTCATGATATAATTCTGAATCTGTCATCTGTTTATCCATAAGTCTATTATTAATGTTACGAGAATAATAAATAGACCTACGGTTAAACCTATAAGAACGTTACTTGTCATTGCTAATCCTATCCATGAGTTTATTAACAGAAATAGTCAGATTTATAATGGCTTCTTGTAACTCCTTAATAGAACCACTTAAGTCATTATGACCTTCTTCAAGTTTATCTAGTCGATAATTGACCATATTCGCATTCTGGTCCCTCTTTGTACCTGTCTCCTTACGTTGATAGGCTATAATCAAATAAACGACCACAGCAGCTATTATGGCCACAGGATTGCCGCTCTGTAATATATTAGTGAGTTGTTCTTCCATTCTTAACCTCCTTACCTTCTGTACCTTCTATATAGAACGGATTTGGTAATTTAAGACATTGACATTGCCCAACATTCTCCAAGTATTTGACCTTTACGTAATCTGTAACTCCAACCAATGCACATGACGTTACGATATGACCTGCATTTACTGGTTTCGTCCTTATACACGGTGTAGTTTCAGGTTTCCAATTCTGAATTAATAGGTCTAAATCTCTTGGATATATGATAACATCAGAATCCATTAACAGAACATGAGTATAGATATATTTCAATTTACTAAATAAATGCTGTAATCTTACTCTATTCATATTAATATTTGCTTCCCTACATAAACCGGGAACCGGGGCTAATTCTGAAATTAACCTCGGTAACCCCAAATAGTAAGGAGCAAGAACAGTTCCTGGTGCTACAGGTGTCAAGCAAATTATATCCATATTAATATGCTGCGCCAACCTGAACTACAGAATCGTAACTTGCATCAACTTCTTCAGGAACCTTTCTATATGCAACTGGGTAATCCATTACTCGTGCTACACTGTAGTATTGCTGAGAAGATTCTTTGTATAACTTCTGAATATATACGTGCATGAGATATTCGGCATTCGATGTAGCATCCTCGAATTCGAACGATGCTTGACAGTTACCTAATGCTTCGTCTTTCCACTTAACATTTACAGAAGGACAAGAACCTTGACCGTCTGCATTAATACAGATAATTGTATATACTGGATGATCAGTTACGTTTGTAGTTAAGTTGATAGTACCAGCACCTGCATCGCAATTGAGCAAATAAGACTTTCCTTCCTCGATATTGAGATCATAATCATATGTATTAAGATTTATGATTTCTGTAGAGAGCAACTGCATATTTGGTCCTAAACGAGGAAATTCAATTTCCTGGGAAATAATCGGACCAGATGCAAGTTTGAAGAGAAATCCGGATGCAGCATCAGTATCGACCATTGTAAAGGTCTTGTCGCTGTCATATTCGTTCTTTATATAAAGTTTAGAATATTCCATTGTCGGATTCTGAATCCTATCCCTATAAATCTTCATATCTGCCTTGGAAAGGTCAATTTCTGA